CTTAAGGCATGTAGTATCTGGAGCGCATTCTTAAACGAATGCGCTTTGTTACCTGATCATTGTAATTGTGAGGTTGTAGAATGTCAATTGATTGCAACATGAAAGAACCACTTTTTGTTGAGCGGTATCGTCCACAACGGATTGCTGATTGCATCCTGCCCAAGAAACTGAATACCCAGTTCATGGACATCATCAAAGGTGGTCGCATCCCTAACCTCCTGCTGTGTGGTACAGCTGGTACTGGTAAAACTACTGCGGCAAAAGCGCTGTGCCAAGAACTTGGTGTTGACTGGATTATCATCAACGCATCGGAAGATAACGGCATCGACACGATCCGCAACAAGATCAGAGACTTTGCATCAACTGTAAGCTTCTCTGACGCTGGTAAATGCGTGATTCTCGACGAAGCTGATGCACTGACAGCAGCAGCACAAAGCGCGTTGCGTGGCGGCTTAGAGAGCTATTCACAGACGTGTTCGTTCATCTTCACCTGTAACTACCCGAACCGCATCATCGACCCGCTTCATTCGCGTACAGTGCGTGTGGACTTCGAGATCGCAAAAGCCGAGCAACCACTGATTCAGGCGAAGTTCTTTCAGCGCGTATGTGCTATTCTTGCGAATGAGAATATCAAGTACGATCAAACCGCAGTCGCGACCTTGATCCAGAAGTTCTTCCCTGACAACCGTCGCATCCTCGGCCAGTTGCAACAATATGGTCGCGGTGGTGAAATCGACGCAGGCATTCTGAATGATCTTCAGGAAGTCAGCATTGATGGATTGATCAAGTCGCTGAAGGCTAAGAAGTTCGCTGATGTGCGTCAATGGTGTGCAGAGAATGCGACCAACGACATTTCGTCGCTGTACACCAAGTTGTACAAGACGTTGAAAGAACACATCGACCCACAATCGATTCCTGAAGCAGTTTTGATCCTTGAAGACTATCAACGGTACGATAGTGTTGTTGCCGATAAAGAGCTACATATCGCGGCAATGTGCGTTACGCTGATGAGCAGTGTGACATTCAAATGATCGATCTGAACGGTCAGGCCGTAGAGGTTAAGGAAGAGGAGCAAGAGTACAAGCGGACTAAGGTCGCGTTGTTCGATTGGTTAACTGATTTGAACTACGACAAGCAATACCTGTTCCGTGAAGAAACTGCACCTGACTTTACCCCGTTCATGATCAATCGGGGGATGTCGCAAAGCGTAGAAACAATCATGTATGCCAATGAACTGAACAAGCATTGGCAGCTCACCAAAGAGCAGGTGCATGACTTCTACTTCTACTTACTCAGCAAAAAGAAGCGTTTCAACAAGTGGGCTAAACAAAGCGGAGACGACAAGGAAAATATCGATTTAGTTGTTAAGCATTACGGCGTCAACCGTCTGCGAGCACTAGAGTATTTGAAGTTGTTAACACCTGAAGATTTGCAGACAATTAAAGCATCATATGACGTTGGAGGTCGCAGTAATGATAAGTCCAGTGGACGTAATCGAAAAAATGGTTGAGGTTGAACTACTCGATACGGAAAGTTTTCGGAAAGTCAAAGAAACATTGACCCGCATCGGTCTTGCGAGTCGCAGTGAAAAGGTGCTGACTCAGTCGGCACACATTCTACACCGTCAAGGTCACTACTACATCTGCCACTTCAAAGAGTTGCTGGCGCTCGACGGTCTGCGCACCGACTTGAGCGAAAGTGACATTGAACGTCGCAACCGCATCGTCCAGATGCTGGTTGAGTGGAACCTGATCAAGGTCGTTGACCCTGAGCGACTTGTCCCGATGGGCTCACCTAACGTGGTGAAGATCATCAAGTACGCTGACAAAGAAGATTGGGAACTGCGTACCAAATACACAATCGGCATTTATCACAAAGAGAGTACTAAGCATGAGTGAAGCAGCACAGCAACAAATGACCCCTGAACAGGAACAGACCTTCGCGATGTATATCACTGTGGCACAAGTTGCGCACCAAGTGAATCGCGCTTACTGTCTGTCGATCGGTGATGATACTGTCGTGCCATGGGATCAAGCCCCTGATTGGCAAGTTCAGTCGGCAATCGACGGTGTTGCTTTCCATATCGCCAATCCTGATTGCACCCCTGAGCAGTCGCACAAAAACTGGATGGCTCAAAAGACTCGTGATGGATGGGTCTACGGTAAAGAGAAGCGTCCTGAAGTCAAGATGCATCCGTGTATGGTGCCCTACGCTCAACTGCCACAGGAACAGCGTTCGAAAGACTTCCTGTTCAAGGCAATTTGTGAAGAGTTCGCGGTGATCTTCGGTATGCGCGAACCTGTTGCTGAACCTGATGAAGGGGTTCTTGTTGAACCAGTAGTTGAACAGTCCGAGCCGTCGCGAATTATCTTGGCGTAACTTGTGGATGGGCCCATACTCTGGGCCCTTCTAATATGAATGTGAGAGGATTTAAGTCATGCTTTCATCATGCTTTGAACGTCGTTTCGGCTGCCAGAATCAACTTGGTGATGAGTTGATTATGTCGGTGCAATACGGAAATTTGTTCTTGGGTACTGTGGTCAAGCATCACGGCTCTGGTGAACATGATGTGCAACTCAGCAAAGAGCAGGCGCTTGAACTAATCGAAGCGCTCACCGAAGTTGTTAATGAACGAATGATTGATGAAGTGGAAAATACCGAATGCAACTGAATACGAAACAACAATTTGCCTTTAACCAGATCATGAATGGTGCAAACACGTTCATATCCGGGCCCGGTGGTGTTGGTAAATCTGTCCTGGTCGGCAAGATTCGTGACCTGTGTTCCGACAGCACGATCTTCCTCGCCCCTACAGGCATTGCTGCACAGAACATCAAGGGCGCGACGATTCATAGCACGTTCCGTCTACGTCTCGGCTACTTGTCCCCACAACAACGCAACAACGTCAACGAGAAGGTCAAGGAACTGTTCAGCGACGACTCAATCACCCGTATCGTGATCGATGAAATCTCTATGGTGCGTGCTGACACGTTCATGGCGATTGACATGGCATTGCGTAAAGCAAAGCGTAAGAACAAGCCTTTCGGTGGTCTGCAAGTGATCGTCGTAGGTGACTTCTTTCAACTGTCGCCAGTACTCAACACTAAGTCGACTGAAGGTGAATACTTCCTGAAAGAGTTCGACAGCCCGTTTGCCTTCGACACTGATGCATGGCGTGAAGCAGGCTTCCAGACCATCGAACTTGATGAGGTCATGCGTCAATCTGATGCAGTGTTCATCAACGCACTCAACAGCATCCGTACCCGTGATGACAACTTCGAAGCAAGCCTCGAGTTCTTGAATGAACAAGGTATGAGCAAAGAAGAGATGGACGACGACACGCTGTTCCTGTGTTCAACCAACCGTGAAGCGGATACAGTCAACAAGCACAACTATGACGACATCATGGGTGAGGAACGCCTCTATGTTGGTAAGAAGAAAGGGCCGTTCAAAGATCTGCCAGTACCTGAATGTCTGTCGCTGAAAGTCGGCTGCAAAGTACTGATCTGTGCAAACGCGCTTGATGGTTCGTACTACAATGGTCAGACAGGGCACGTTGAAAAGATGTTCAATGACAGCATCATGATTCAACTGGAAACAGGTGAACACATCACTGTCAAAGAGTTCAAGTGGACTGAGTACGAATACTTCAGCGGTGGCGAAGGTGGTGTAGGTATTAAGCCTGTTGCTGACTATCAACAGTACCCTTTGCGTCTTGGTTATGCATGTACTGTGCACAAATCCCAGGGTCTGAGCTTGTCACAAGCAGCGCTCTACACTGGCAACGGCTTCTTTGCACACGGACAGGGCTATGTTGCGTTCAGTCGTCTGCGGACCCTTGCAGGGCTTTATGTGTTGAAGGAGATCGCACGCAAAGACATCATTGTTGACCGTCGTGTGACCGAGTTCTACGAAAACAACAAGTTTGCCAACCTGATGAACATGTGAGGTAATTGATATGTGGAAGTGGCTTGCATATACCAGACGGTTTTCATACGTTGAGGCTGTGTTCTTTATTATCTCTGCGAAAGCTATACGCGAAGATAATTGGGAAGCATGGGGTGTTATTGTAGTTGTTTGGTTAGTTGCAATGGTCTCAACTGACTTATACTTTGACAAAAAGAAAAAAGACTAACCAACAAACACCGCTGTCAAAGGCGGTGTTTTACCATATGAGGAATGTATATGATTGACCATTTTGATGGTGACTTCAAGTTTCTGAGCAACTTCTACCCTGTTGAGGTCATGTACGAAAATATCGTCTACCCATCAGTCGAACACGCATACCAAGCAGCAAAGACCGATGACTTAGCACGGCGACTTCTGATCAGGAATTTAGAAACAGCAGGTCAGGCTAAACGTGAAGGTGGTAAAGTCAAAATGTATCCTGATTGGCACATATACAAGCGTCCTATCATGAGCGAACTACTCAAGCAGAAGTTCACGAAGCCTGAATTGCGCGCACTGTTGATGGCGACTGAAGGTCATGATCTGGTCGAGGGGAACTACTGGGGCGATACATACTGGGGAATCTACAATGGCAAGGGGCATAACTACTTAGGTAAGATCCTCATGTCAATCAGAAACGGTATCAGTATGGGAATACTCTAATGCGTGATCGAATTTTCTTCTTTGGTGGCAATACAGGCGAGGCACACAGTATCGCTGAACGGCTTGGCTTCAGGCGTGGTCAGTACGTTGTGGTAATCGGGTACAACTGTACCAGCATTCGAGGTATGCGAGGTGAAACGATTTACGTGGTAGGTAATGCCGCCGCACGCGACGACTATACCCACGTAATCAATGAGGCGTTGATGAGGGCCTTCACCGTCGTTTACATTGACGATGAAGTCCTCGATCTGGTTGAGGGTTAGAGTTCGGCGCTGAAGGTAATAATAGCTGAATACTGGACAACACCTGATGCAGTAGCAGACCCTGAGTGCCAGTAATTGATTGTATCCGCACTAACGCCACCGTTGGTAGTGTTAATGGTCGACACCCCACTTGCGACTACCGAAGGGGAGGCTCGCATTGGTACAGAGTGTTGTAACATTGTTCCATACCCGTTACCCGCATTTTGATAACATACCCAGTTCACTGATGTGGTATAGTAGTAACGTCGGCATAACATCAACTCATGAGCCCGAATACGGCGTTCAAACGGTGTCACTGTACCAGCCTCAAACTGCAAATCGGTCAACGAGATGTAGTTACCAGCAGTAGCGCCCCAGTTGGTGGATGATGGGACTGTTATGTAACTGCCTGTATTCCATACATTACTCGCTGGAGCTTGGTTGTTACCTGTGTTTATCGCACCGATCCACACCTGCATGCCAATACCGCCTGTTTGTGGAATGACGGCGGCAAGAGGTACAGCGGGTACGTTGATAGATACTTTGACTGGAACACCAGAAACAGCGGCGAACGAGGTGTTGTAGCTTACTGACCCTGTACTATCTCGAACCGCTACACTGAAAGTGCCCGTCACGTTTGTTTTGAACAGAAACGATACTGCTACAGGGCTACCGACTAGGTCGAAACAGTTATACCCTTCGATGTGTTGAACGATACCACTCCAAAAGTTTGTTGAAGTTGTATTGGCAATGGCCGTGTTTACTGTCTGAACTATTGCGAATCTGGTTATAGCACCGTCAAGAATAGTTCCTACAGATTGTGTGAATTGCCCGCCAGCAGAAGCTGAGTTTGCTGTATAGAAACGGTCAGGGCCTGCATATCCACCTGTAGCTGTTCCGAACGCCGCTGCCGCCCTCTGCGCAATCGAGCAATCGCCATTGATAATCCGGTTACGCCCTGTCACGCCTAATGCAGACCGTGCCCCATCAGCAGTCGTCGCCCCATGTCCACCCTGAGCGATAGTGATAGCGGTAGTCAGTGCGTTAAGCGCTGTGATATCGTTGTTTGCACCCTTGTTCGCTTTGTTTGTTTCAGCCGCTGTCATACGCGCAGGCAGGCCCGTCAGCGTAGCAGTGGGGACACTGGTGCTTTCGTCTAGTGTTGCAACTGTGTCTACTCGAATCTTTGACATACACGATAACCTTTGTGTGATGTGTGTTCTATATGAAGCTATTTATAAGCAACCATTGCGTTCCAACGGAATCTATGTATACTTGTCTTACTAAACCCTGAACTAGGATTATCCGCAATGTTAAAAGTACTGAACTCCCTCGAAGCGACAAGCAAGCGCACTGTGAAGGAGTCGATCCTTACCAATCTGTCGCATGACGAAGCCGAGCTGTTCAAAAAGATCGGGATCGCTACCTACAGCCCTGGCATCACATACAACATCGTCAAGTACCCGCGCCCGACCGTCTACACTGGGCTGAATACGCTTGAAGCCGCAATCGATGGCCTGAAGGTGTTGTCGTCGCGCAGTCTGACTGGTAAGAAGGCAATCGAGTATATGACACGTCTCGAAGGCTCTCTCAGCGCAGATGACGGTGAGGTCTTGTTCCGTATCGTCAAGAAAGACCTGCGTTGTGGTGTGACTGACTCAACGATGAACAAGGTCTGGCCGGATCTGATCTACACCGCCCCGTATCAGCGTTGCTCTTCGTTCAGCAAGAAGAACCTGTCGAAGCTCAAGCTTCCAGCATTCAGTCAGACCAAATCTGACGGTATGTATGTCGACATCATCGCAAACCCTACAACTGTGGTCTATCGTTCGCGTACATGTGAAGTCAAGCCGTTCAACAACCAAGAAACTGACGGTATGTTCATCCCTGGCTTCGTGTACATGGGTGAAGCTCTGTACCTGGATGAGAATGGTAAGATCATGTCGCGTAAAGACGGTAATGGTCGTCTGAACGCCGATGAAGTTGATACCAGCCGCATCGTCTTCGTGCTGTGGGATATCGTGCCACTTGCTGACTATGAAGCGCGCATCTGCAAGATCCCCTACGCAACGCGCTTGAACACCCTGAAAACTGCAATCGCTGGCAAAGCTGATCATCTGCGTCTTGTCAGTACGAAAGTCGTCAACAGCGTGCAAGAGATCATCGACCACTTCAAAGAGGAAGTCGAGAAGGGTGAAGAAGGTACAGTCGTCAAGAACCAGCACGGTATATGGGCCGATCACACTTCACCCGACCAAGTCAAGTGTAAGATCGAATTCGAGTGTGACCTTGAGATCATCCGGCTTGAAGAAGGCACAGGTAAGAATGCTGGACGACTCGGCGCTGCCGTGTGTGCATCGGCTGAACGTATGCTGATCACTGGCGTTGGTACAGGCTTCAGTGACAAAGACCGTGATGCACTGTGGAATGAAAATACTGTTGGTATGATCATCACTGTTCGAGCCAACGATATCGTGAAAGATCGCAACAGCGAAACCTTCGCACTGTTCCTGCCACGCAACATTGAAGTCCGTACAGACAAAACCGTGGCAGATACATATGAACGTATTGTTGAACAAATGAACGCATTCGTAGACACCCTAGAGGCCATTGGCAAATGAGTGAAACATTAGGTAAGGTAGAACAATTCTTGGAAGAAAAGTCCAAATCGGACGTCAAGAAGGTCATCAAACGCTACAACATCATCAACATCCCGTTCGGTCTGATCTTCGGTATCCTGTGGGGTATGGGTGTGATTGTCGCAAAAGGCTTCTGGGACACACTGGGCGCATTCTTCATCCCGTTCATCGGCCCCGCTACCAGCGTATTGTGGTTGCTGGAAAAGTTCGCAGGGGTTAGTTAATGGCGCTGTATGACTATCATTGTAAGGCGTGCGAACATCGTTGGGAAGGCGTCTACTCGATTGCCAACCGCAAGAAGCCTGAATCCGAGCCGTGCCCTGAGTGTGGTGCAATGCAAGTGATGCAGGCAATCACCTCTGCCTGCATCGGTTACACTTACAAGACGGCCAGTGTAAAGACCACTGACAGCTTCAATGATCGCATGAAAGAGATCAAAAAGAAGTTGCCACCGAAGTACCAGGATAACCTCAGTAACATCATTCGGTAATAAATAGGTTTACACACTAAAACAAGATAAGGATCATGTCATGACTGACATCGGATGCGACGAATAAGAAAACTTTAGGCTCTAGCTGAATTCTCGGCTAGGGCCTTTTTTGTAGTCTAAGTAAAACAAAGAAGCCCAAAACTATCGCAGTTGGATAAAATAAGGTGTACGCCATGTCAAGTAACGCACGCTTCAAACGCGAAACCCGTAAAGAACGTCGTGATTCAGAACGCGCAAGCAAGAACCCAGCGCCACAGCGTGGGAAACCTTCTGCAAACGACAGCACTACTACTGGTGAATCACTTGAGTATGAATATAAGCCTGCTGCTACAAAGAAACTCGAACCACTGACTGATGGTCAGGCAATTCACATCGCGGCCCTGCTGCATGACGACATTGTGATCTCCATCGGCTCGGCTGGTACTGGTAAGACTTATCTGTCGGCGGCTGTTGCTGCTGAGCTGTATAAGAATGGAATGGTCAAGCGCATCATCATGTCCCGTCCACCAGTTGAGGTTGGACCGAAACTCGGTTACTTGCCTGGTGATATCGACGACAAGTTCGCTCCTTACCTTGAACCATTCAAGGCTGGACTGATTGATCGTCTTGGCTCAAACAAGTTTAAATGTGACTACAAGTCGCGTATACTTGCCAAGCCACTCGCTTACATGCGTGGTGCGACATTTGATGATGCGGTGATGTTGCTCGACGAAGCGCAGAACACTTCTGTTGCTGAGATGAAAATGTTCCTGACTCGTGCAGGTACTAATTCGAAGATCTTCATCAGCGGTGACGTCAATCAGACTGACTTGGGCTCTAAGGAAACTGGTCTGTCGTGGCTCGTGCGTCAAATCACGAAGCGTAACAAGGCTATCGAAATCGTTCGCTACACCCGCGCAGATTGCATCCGCTCTGGCTTGTGTGCTGACATGCTTGAACTCATCGAAAACGAGGTTGCATAATATGCGTGAAGAATATGAAGGTTTCTGACGAAAGGCCTGACATCTAACTACAACAAACCCTGAGCAATCAGGGTTTTTACTTTAAGGTACATTATGCTGAATGACTGGAAGAAATTCGAGTGGGTCAAACTACCACTTGAAGACCTCAAGACCGAAGAAGGTGAAACGCGTTATTACATCATCGACGAAAACACCAAGTTCCCATCAATGACCTCGATTCTTGGTCTACTTGATGATGGTGGTATCGATGAGTGGCGTGAACGTGTAGGTGAAGAGGAAGCCGACAAGATCGTCAAAGATGCAGTCGCACGCGGTAACAACCTGCATGACCTGTCTGAACGCTACCTCATGAACACCCTTGAGCGTAAAGACGTGCAAGGCCCTGGTTCACTGCTGTTCAATCGCTCACGCAAGAACCTCAACATGCTAGGCCCGATTATTGCTATCGAGGCGCCCCTGTACTCCCGTCAGAAGCGTTACGCAGGGCGTGTTGACTGCATAGCATTCGAAGGGTCTGACTTGTGCATCGTGGACCATAAGAACTCACGACGGGCGGTCAATCTGACGAAGAACTATGCACAGAAGAAACTTGTCACATACATATTCCAACTCTTTGGTTATGCGACTGCCTTCAAAGAGATGTTCCCGAAGCTACCAGCACCCACTCATGGTGTCTTGTTGTTCGGTAACTTCACTGAGATGTCTTCGTCGCGTTTCAAGGTCAAGTTCAATGAGCAGCTTGCTTATGAGTTTGACCTATTGATTGCGGCCTATTATGGTTATGTCGACATCAAGCAAAGCGTGTTCTTCGACAAGGACCGTCTATTACCATTCATCGAGAGCCTGTTGGTTAAGGCTTGACATTCATCATGCAGTCATCTAGTCTAGGTGGTTCAAGTGTAAAGAGAAACAATAATGAGCACTCAATTGAAGGTGCTGGCCGTGTGGGCGTTACTGGTGTTTGGTGCTAACATAGTACCATCGCAAAGTGAAGCATTATCCCTCACACCAAACACCGTCCCCGTTGAACTTAAAGTTGATCTGAAACAATCCAGTGTAACAAAGCCTGAAGTGTGTTATGCTAACGTCCAGTGTCGCAAGCTAGCTGAAGCTGTCTTCTTTGAAGGTCGCGGTGAGCCAGTAAAAGGCCAGTACGCAATAGCCTACACGATCATCAATCGGAGAGATTCAGGTAAATATGCCGATGATGTTCACGGCGTTGTCAATCAGAAACGTCGAGGTATCTGTCAGTTCAGCTACATGTGCCAAATCAATGCTAAAGGTCGTCGAACGGCCATCGGTAACGATGATCGCTCATGGCAGAAAGCGTTAGATGTGGCATATAACACCTACTTCTATGAAGCAGCCGACCCAACAAAGGGTGGTGAGTTCTTTCATACGAAGCAAGTGAAACCGATCTGGCGACATCAGTTACAACCTGCTTTGGCATTGGGCAATCACATTTTCTATAGGAGTTGAGTATGAAGATTCGTATTACAGGGTTGAAAGATCCTAACCATGAGCAGCACCACAAAGATGTAACCTTCGGCCGTGTGTACGAAGTGTTTGAACGCCCGACTCGCAAAGTCTTCATTGACGATGCAGGCGACGACAACTACGGCGCATACTCTCCTCAAGGCATTTACACCTTCGAAGAGTGCGTTGAAGATGAACAGCTTGCAATTGAAACTGAGGCGGCCTAACATGCTCGTTGCATTCAATGTAAAAGGTGACCCTGCGCACCATGCTATCGATGTTGACACAACCAACTTCCGCGAGGCAGTTGCGACTGTAAAGAACCACTATGCAGAAGGCCTTAAAACGCTTGACCGCTGTTTCGCTGTGATCGAATGCGGCAAGAAGCCCGCACCAGCTCCAGTCTTTGACTTTACGCCGAGATCGGCATAACCGGAGCACCAAATGTACAAAGACGCAAACGAGTTCAGCCTTTATATCGAAGGCTTGAAAGAGGAAAAGGCATTCGATACCTACACCGAAACAATCGTGTGGTTTTACACGAATGAAACTGACCATGAGATGCCCGAGATCGCGAAGATGCTCAACAGCAAAATCATCGGTTGTATCGAGAACGAAGCGTCGGCAGCGGGCTTGCTGAAAGACACGCCAGGTGTGAGGTTGATGTAACATGTACGGATCAGTCGACGACTTTTATCAAAAGGTTGTCGCGGTCGATTACGACGACACGATAAGCCATCATGACAATGCCTGGTTGAAGATCCTCAAGGCATTCGAGTTGACTGGCTATCGTGTCATTATCGTTACCTACCGCCAACCTGATTGCTGCCCTGAAGATTTGCGGTTCCTCAAGGACGCGGGTTATAAGGTGTACTTCACTGGTCAGAAGTCGAAGCGTGAGTTCATGCGTAGACTAAACATTGATGTCAATATCTGGATCGATGATAAACCAGAAACCGTCCTGTTTGACTATACACCAAGCACTGGCATCTTCGATATCAATCCGAGGTATGTTGAATGAACGGCCTTGAAGCGTACAAGACCTTTCTCGGTATGGGTCTGCACTTCCGTGGCAACCTCGATGGATGGAAATACAACTTCAGCGGTAAGTGTAAGCCTGAGACTTTTGCAACTAAAAATCGTCTCGTGTACCAGTATGCAAAGATTGAGCGCGATCATCCGACTAAGCTTGACCAGATCAAGTTTTTCTACCCTGCGTTCAAGTCTGGTTATGTGAAACCTGATGCAATCGGCATGATGCATGGTTGTTATGGTCGATTCGAAAAAGAGTTCGGCTTTGGTCTTGTCTCGAAACATAAGGCATGGATTGAAGGATTGATGAAGGAGCATATCCTTCTCAGCTTCTTTGAACTCTTTGCCTGTAGCGAGATGCTACCTAAGTTCTATCAGTTGTACGCTGAGAAGCATATGACACATGACCAAGCAGTTGTATTATGCCTCGTCGTTCCTGAGCTACTAAATACGGTAGTGTCTAATGAGCCGTTTGTATTTGAGGCATGGAAAGTTAAATTAGAGTTTGACATGAAGTTCATGCAACTTTATATTAGCGGTCCACTTCTGAGACAGCTTAAAGACGCTACAGTAGAAGCATTCAAAAACAGTAACTAAATCAAGTAACAAAACTTCTTAAAGGTGATTCAAAAATGGTCGACTTCGCAAAACTTCGCAGCAACCGCGGTTCCACTCTGTCCAAACTGACCGAGAAGCTGGAAACTCTGAACAAGGGTTCTAGCACACAGAAAGATGAGCGCCTGTACAAGCCTGGTTTCGATAAGAAAGAAGGCAAGGGCTATGCCGTCATTCGTTTCCTTCCTGCAAAAGAAGGTGAGCATTTTGTTCGTGTGTTCAGTCACGCATTCAAAGGCAAGGATGGCTGGTATATCGAGAACAGTCGTTCGACTATCGGTGAAGAAGATCCGGTCGGTATCGCTAACACCCTGTACTGGAAGAAAGGCGAGAACGAAGG